CCACCGCATCCACTTTTTGTATCTTTCATAACTTTTGGATAACTTTGATGTGGTAGGCTTTCTCCCATGGAAGCAAAAATTTTGGTTAATGTGGATGGGTTTGGGACTTCGGTTATCAGCCTTGATTTGGTGGATCCGGCTACGGAGTTCGATCACACCGAGGTGTGGTGTGCCCGGTTCACTGAGGAAGCTCACCCTGATGAGATCATCGCTGAAGTCTATTTTGAGATGACTGCGTTTGAGTATGAGTTGTGGGATTTGGTTAATGCGGCGTTGGGGGTGTATCATGCCGAAGTTGAGTGATTTTGATACGACTGGTTGGACTGAGGCGCAGAAGATGTTGCTTGTGCTTAATTTGACAAAAAAATCTGGTGAGTTGTTTCACCCGCATAAGAGGAATCCGAAAAAAATTTCTGTGGGTTCTAAAAACTTTTTGGAGTATAAAAAATGAGCCGTGGTTTAACTGATCCTTTTGAGGAGGAGCCGGAGTTGCCTGCTTCTAATGAGGACATTATGAATGTTTTGTTGTCTTTGTTTTTGATGGTTGAGAATTTGCATCAGCGTTTGGATGTTGCTGGTTTTGCGAAGGTTGAGTCTGCTGAGGAGTTTTTGAATGGCGAGTAAAGAGGTTAGCCTACTGGATGAGACGTTGATTAAACTTGCAGCGTCTGGTAAGTCTGGTGATGAGATGGAGGCTATGACTGGTGTTCCTGCTCCGCAGGCGATTGCTCATGTTAAGGGTTTGATGGCGAAGCGTGATGTTTGGTCTGAGCATGAGCGTCAGCAGTTGTTGTTGCATGAGTTGAATGAGTTAAAGGATTCGTTGACTCAGTCGGCTGTGGATTTTAAGGATTTGGATTCTGGGCGTTTGTTGTTGAAGACGTTGGAGTTGATTGGTAAGCGTTTGGATTCTCAGCAGGTTCGTTTGGATGAGGATGTGTTGCGGTTGTCTGAGTTTCAGCAGAGGGTTTTGTTTAGGGCTTTGGATGCGGCGTTGAATTTTGCGAAGAAGGAGTTGGCGGAGAGGTATCCGCAGGTTTCGCTTGATGAACTTGATGCGATTGTGACTGAGGGTCTTGTGTTGGCGAAGTATGAGTTGTTGGCTGACGGGGATAAGTAGTTGGTTTCGGAGACTTGTGGTTGTGGTGCTGCGTTTCAGGCGGAGCGGGCTGATGAGATTAAGTTGTTGAATCAGTGGCGTCAGTCGCACAAGTGTCATGAGAAGGCTGATTTATTTGTGGTTGATTCGTCTCGTAGTGAGACGGCTCCTGATTTTACTAAGCGTGAGTTGCATATCGGCTTCCGTGCTGATGAGGATGAAGATGATTGATAACGTTATTGATGGCGTGATTGGGGATTTGCGTCAGCGTAGTAAGAACAGTTTGTATTTGCAGGACCCTGCGGCTTGGGCTAGTGACATTCTTGGTAAGCACATGTGGTCTAAGCAGGCTGAGATTGGTAAGAGTGTTGTAAATAATACGCACACTGCTGTTGTGTCTTGTAATGGTGCTGGTAAGTCTGCGGTAGCTGGCATTATGGGTGCGTGGTGGGTTGCCACTCGTGACCCGTATGAGGTTGCATTGATTTGTTCTGCGCCGACTTATCCGCAGATTGCTCGTGTGTTGTTTCGTGAGTTGCAGGATAATCATAAGGAGGCTGCGATTCGTGGATTTTCTCTTCCGGGTAAGATTAACCAGTCGCAGGAGTGGAAGCTTGAAGATAAAGATGGTACGCTGATTGGTTTTGGTCGCCGCCCTGCTGATACTGATATCGTTTCTGCCTTTCAGGGTATTCACCGCCGTTTTGTATTTGTGATTTTGGATGAGGCTGGTGGTATTCCAACGGATTTGTATACTGCGGCTGAAGCGGTTACGACTTCTGCAGACTCTCGAGTGTTGGCTATTGGCAACCCTGACCGTCGTGCTACAGAGTTCCACCGTATTTTCCGCGAGGATGATACTTGGAATAAGATTCACATTTCGGCGTTTGATACACCAAACTTTACAGGCGAGTGGGTTCCTGATAAAGTTAAACCACTGTTGATTCAGCCTGAGTGGGTTGAGCGTCAGAAGATTGCTTGGGGCGAAGAGTCTGCCCGTTACAAGTCGAAGGTTTTGGGCCAGTTCCCTGATGAGGATGATACTGCCTTCTTCTCACAAGTCGCTTTAGATAAGGCTATGGATGTTGAGATTGTTGAAGATGAAGAAATCCCTGTTGTTATGGGTGTCGACTTGGCCCGGTTTGGTGAGGACGATTCGGTTATTTACACGAACCGTGGCGGAAGAGTTCGCAAGTATGCTTCGTGGAGTAAAGCCTCGGCACTTGAGTCAGCGAACAGGGTTCATATGGCAGCTTTGGAACTTGGATGTCGGGAGGTCCGTGTTGATGGTGCGGGACTTGGTGGTCCGGTGGTTGACCAGTTGGCCGCTATGGGTGAGGGTATCTATACCGTTATCTCTATGCTTGGTTCCGCTGCTTCTCCTGACCGTACTCGCTGGTTTAATGCCCGTGCTTATAACTTTGATAGTCTTCGTGAGCAAATGTTGTCGGGCCGCATTGATTTGGATCCGGACGACAGTGAACTCGTTGATGAATTAATGATGTTGCGTTACAAGTTTCATTCGACTGGTTCTATTCAGATTGAGTCGAAAGATGACATGCGTGGGCGTGGTGTTAGCTCTCCGGACAACTTAGATGCTGCTGTTTATGCTTCTGTTGACTTGTCTAAACTGTTTGAGGGCCCGTATGCTGGTAAGAAACCTGGCGACATTGTGACGTTTGATCCAGATAATTTTAATAAAGAGTTTGCTTTTTATGATAATTGGGTTTGGTAATCACGTTTTTAATCGTGATAGAATAGTTTTAACTTACTTTTAAGGACTTTTTTATGGCTTTTGATAACCTTTCTGAGGAGCTTCAGGCACAGATTGCGGAGAATGAATTGCTCCGTGAGAGTTATAGTTCAATGGCCCAGGCCGTTCTTGCCTTTGATGACAAGGGCTGGAACACTATTAACAGCACAACTGATGGCTTTGACCTTCAGGAATTGCAGGATGCTGCTGCTCGTATTCGTGAAACTTCAGATGGTAACCCACTTTTGAAGCGTGGTTCTGGTTTGCGCACGTCTTACATTTTTGGTCGTGGTGTTGCTTTTGGTGATTTGCCTCCTCGTGTTCAGCGTTTCATTGATGAGCCGCAGAATCAAGAGGTTTTGTTTTCACCAGAGGCGCAGGTTGTTAACGAGCGTAGCCACTTCACTGATGGCCAGTTCTTCATGTTATTTAACATGAGCACTAAACTTTTCCAGCGTGTTCCGTTTAACCAGATTAGTGCTGTTGTGACTGACCCTGATGACACTGAGCGTGTTCGTTATTTCCGTCGTACTTGGACTCGTCGTGAGCAGGAACTTGCTGGCGGTAAGACTAAAGAAACCATTTTGAACGTTTGGTACCCGTCAGATGTTTATATTCCTGAGGGTCGTTATGCTACCAGCATTAACGGTCAGCCTGTTGACCAGAACTTCCGCATGTTAGATTCTCGTGTGAATCGTCGTGCTGGAACTGTTTGGGGTGTTCCTGATGCTTTGGCTGCAATGCCTTGGGCTCACGCATACAACGAATTTTTGAAAGACGGAAGCCGCATGTTGAAGGCTTTGTCAATGTTTGCTTGGCAGTTTAAGAACAAGACTAAGAACGGTGCAACTAACGCTGCGGCTGCGATTGCCACCCCGTCTACTGCTGGTTCGATTGCTGTAACTGGCGACATGGAAATGAACGCTTTGCCTCGTGGTGGTTCAGGTGTGAACTTGGGTGACGGTCGTGCTTTGGCTTCGATGGTTGCTTCAGCTCTTGAGGTTTCGATTGTGGCTTTGCTTTCAGACCCGGGTTCTTCTGGCGCTTATGGTACTGCTCAGACTTTGGACGTTCCGACTGTTAAGGCTATGGAGGCTCGTCAGCAGGTTTGGACTTTGTTCTACAAGCGTGTGCTTAACTTGCTTGGCGGTAAGGGCACAACTGTTGAGTGGCCTAAGATTGAGACTGAGTCTTCTCAGCGTTTGATGCAGTCGCTTGCTTTGGCTTACGAGTCTCAGGCAATTTGGCAGGATGAGTTCCGTGATGCTGTGCTTGAGACTTTGGATGTTAAGAAGATGCACCCAACTCCTCCAGTTGATCAAAACGCAACGGACCCTAATGCTTCTTCTGCGATTCCTTCGCAGGGAAATTCTGGAGCAGTTGGCTCAATGCAAAACAACGCAAATGATTTGCGCACTGCAGATAATAAACCAATAGCTTAAAACATTCTTTGTAGGTATGCTACAATAATCTCAAGACGATAACTTTCGGAGATTTTGTATGACCGTTCAGCTAAACGAGAATTTGGCCCTCGCAGTTGCCCCATCACAGGGTAACAAGTGGCGTGTAAAAGTAATTGAGGCGGGCTGGGGTTCTTCTGGCTACTACGGTGCAGATATGCTTGCGGCTTATGGCCCAACCGTTTTCAAAAAGGGTACAAAGGTTTTCATGAACCACCCTTCAATGAACGAAGCCCACGATCGTCCAGAACGTGATGTGCACCAGTTGGCTGGAAAGCTGACTAGCGATGCTATTTTTTCAGAGAACGGCCTTGTTGCCGATATTGAATTTTATTCCCACTATGCTCCGATTATTCGTGAGATGGCTGGGGATGTTGGTTTGTCAATCCACGCTCTTGGTGAAGCCAAGGTCGGAGAGGCAGAGGGCCGAGAAGGGCCAATCATCGAAGCACTAGTGGCAGACCCACTAACCAGCGTCGATGTTGTCACTGTAGCCGGAGCGGGTGGCAAGTTCTTGTCACTGCTTGAAAGTTACACCAGAAAAGAAGGAGTTTCAGAATTGTCTGAGTCTCTTTCGGAAGGAAATGAAAGCATGATTACTAAGGAAGAGTTCGAGGCTGCTGTTGCAGACCTTAAGGCTACCTTTGTTGAAGCTATCAGCCCTCTGCGCGAATCGGTTTCGGTTCTTGTAGAGTCTGCAACTCCTGCTGAAGTTGAGGAAGGCACTGAGGCTGACGCTGAAGTTGCTGACGAGACTGAAGCAGTTGACCCTGTAGACGTTGCTGTGAAGTTCAACGAATCAGGTCTACCTAAGTTGGCTATTGCACGTGTTGCAGAGTCACTAAAGGTTGAGACTAACACAAAGACCGTTGACGAACTAATTGCAGATGAGAAGGCTTACCTTGCTTCTGTTGTTACTGAGTCAGCAAAGCCTGTAGTTGAAGCAATGGACACCATTGGTTCAATCCAGGAATCAGTAAAAACAACTAACGCCGATGCACTTGACGCTATCGTCTCTGGCATCTCAAAGAAGTAAGGAAAGTAAATGGCTCTTAACGAGACTTACAAAGACGGCAATGAGCTAGTCCTTCCTGTTGCAAGCACAGTTAACTCTGGCGACTTGGTTCAGGTTGGTGCACTTGTTGGCCTAGCACAGCGTGACGCTGCTGTTGGCGAAGATGGTAACTACTACACCACTCTTAAGTTCAATGGCGTTGTTAAGCTTTCAACCCTAGTAGCAGTTACTGTTGGCGCAGCAGTTTACCGCACTTCACAGGGTGTTATCAACGTTACCGCTTCTGGTAACAAGTTCATCGGTCACGCAGTTACTGCAAAGTCAACTACAACCGCTGGCGACATCTACGTACGTCTAGTACAGACAGCGTAAGGATAGGGAATCATGACTGAAAACATTACAAAGCGCCACGTCGAGGCCGCACAGCTTCTTGAAGGTGCACTAAACGGCGACCGTATGGACAAGCTAAAGCTGCAGGAAGGTATCTCTACCTCTGACCTGCCAGTTCAGCTAACCCCAGCAATTAACAAGATCCTTCTTGCTAACTATGCTGCTGCCCCAAAGGTTTGGGACATGTTCGCTACCAAGCTTGTGCTTGACGACTTCCGTCCTCAGACTTTCCTAAACCTTCAGTACGAAGATGATGGCAAGGACAACGCAGGCGACAAGTTCCGTGACGGTTCACTTCCAACTGTTGGCGAGTACGACGAGTACCCAACTGCTGGATTCTTTGCAGCGACTGAGCAGTCAGTTCAGCTAAAGAAGGCCGGTCAGCGTATCCGCTTCTCATGGGAAGCAATCGTTAACGACGGTAACATTGGTCTACTTGAGCGTCTACCTCAGGAGCTTGCTCTTAAGGCTGCCGGCAAGGAAGATGAAGAAGTTACCAAGCAGCTTGTTGCTACTGGTGGCATTAACACCACTAACTTCAACTCAACTAACCAGAACCTATTCTCAGGTAACGGTGCGCTAACTCTAGAGAACCTAGAACTAGCAATCCAGGCTGCAAACTTGCAGTCATACAACGGCAAGCCAGTTACACCAATTTCTCGCTTCGCTCTTGTTATTCCTGCTGCTCTTGAGTTGACCGCTCGCAAGATTCTTGCTGTGCAGTCAGTTCAGACAGATGTAACTTCTGGTGACATCCTAACCCGTACCGTAACTGGTAACCCAATCGGTTCACAGGTTGAGATCGTTGTTAACCCATGGATCAAGAAGATCAACGGTTCAGCAGATGCTTACTGGTTCCTAATTCCAGTTCCATCAGCAACCTTGAACCCTTCTGTTGCACTTGGTTTCCTACGTGGATACGAAAGCCCAGAGCTTCGCATCAAGATGAACGGTGGAACCTTCCTAGGTGGCGGCGACGTACCTGCTCGTGACGGTTCATTCGACAACGACGATTTCGAGATGCGTATTCGTCACATCGCAACTGGTGGATTCCTAGTACCTGCTGGTACCATGGTTTCAACTGGAGCCGGTGCATAATAACACTCTCACTGAAAAGCCCTCGACCTTCGGGTCGTGGGTTTTTCTTTGTGCTAAAATAATCGTGTAAGGTTTCTCCTGCCTTACTGTGTTGTGTTCACATGAGCCACCCCCGTAGAGCTTTTCTTCGCTCCGGGGGTGTGCTTGTTTACTAAGGTATAATAAGAGAATGATTATCTTCCCCGACTCCAATCTGCCTGCGCAATCGCAGGATTGGGGCGATAAGGTTGAGCTTGAAATTAAAAAGCTTGACTCACGTAAATCCGCTGGCGGCGGTGGCGGTGGTGGAGATGGCGCAACTGGACCACAAGGGCCTACTGGCCCGCAGGGTCCCCAGGGAGAACCGGGAGCAGATGGTGCAGACGGATTACAGGGAGAGCAAGGCTTACAAGGTCCTCAAGGAGACACAGGACCAACTGGACCTCAAGGTCCACAAGGAGATCAGGGTATTCAAGGGACTACTGGCCCTCAAGGTGAAGTCGGGGCTACGGGTGCTACAGGGCAGCAAGGTGACGTGGGGCCTATGGGGCCTACAGGTCCAGAGGGACCAACTGGTCCTATGGGACCGCAGGGAGCAACGGGTGCTACAGGTGCTACCGGTCCGACCGGTGCTGACGGTGCTGACGGCGCTACGGGTCCACAGGGGCCTAAAGGTGATACTGGGTCTACT